AGGCCACTTGCCAAAACCAACCAGGAGAAAGACCATGAAAACCACCTTGATCGCAAAACAGAGCATCCCCGGCGCTTACGATCTTGCCACCGAATCAATGATCCTTGACACTGATACCATGGGCCGTATCTTGATTACTGACGGCTGGGGCGGCGATGATGTCAACGGGTCTTGCTACCGCTGGAAGCAGGGTTTGGCAATCCAGCTTAAGGCCGATGATACCTTTGAGGCGTTGGCCAAACCCTGGAACGACTGCACCAGCACTTGGCAGGCCGTAATCGGTGGCTACGACCAAGAGCGCCCGATCCTTGGCTATAACGGCCATGCGATCGCCGCCCTTGCTAAGAGGCACGCATGACAAAGGCGGAGCAACTGCGGCAGGCCCGGAAGTCGGCGGGCCTGTCGATGGCATTAGCGGCCCGTCTGTCTGGTACCCCCTACACCACCTGGCAGGGGTGGGAGGCTAAAGAGGGCAGGCAAAACGCGAGACGGCCACCGGGAATTGCCTTTACTTGGCTCGAACTTTATCGGCAGCTCTTATCGCCTTAACGACCAGATAACCAGACCACGCCCGGAGAGAGGCTGCTTAGAGATTGGTTATATTTTTTTGCTGTGGCCACAAAATAATGGTTGACCTGGGGTTAAGTTGGGTGTACAGTATAATACAACAGAGCGGCAATAAAGCCACTCACTACCCCCCAGGAGAAGACCATGAAGACCTTTGAAATTTACCGCGCTGACCTCGACAAGATCGTATGCAAGGAAGTAAGGGCTGACGATGCCGCCCATGCACTCGGCCAGTATGCCGCTTTTTTGATGTTGCATGGCATGATAACCATGAGCGACGATGCTTGGGCGATGGAAAACTGCGATGGGGACACGGCGACGATAACCACCGCGCAAGGCAAGGAATTTATGGTAGAGGCCCGCGAAATATGATGGAAACGGGAAGCAAGCGAGGCCGGGGAAAACCGCCCGGCTCTCGCAAAATCGACGCCCGCCGGGTAGCCATGAAGATCCGGTGGACAGAGGCAGAAGTTGACGCAGTGCGGGCCGCTGCGGGGAAGTCCGGGAAAGATTTTTCAGCTTTTGTTCGAGCCGCCGCCCTGGCTAGATGCCGGGAAATATAACGGGTATTTAATGGTAATGGATGGCCTTACAACCACAATCAATGGCAGGTGGGAGATACCGCCCCGGCAACGTCCTGCCTGTAGTCCCGGTTCTGCGGTAATTGTTGCCAACCAGTGAAGCAATAAAGGTTGTTTATCCTGCTGATATTTGGTAGATTACCATAATGAAATGCACACACCGTATAAAGGAGGTCGGCCCCCGGATCATGGTTGGCGGTGACCCAGGCAAGTTTCGGGTAGTTTGCGAGTGCCTGTATTGCAGAGCAACTGATGTTTACGATGAGAGCGGGAGAATAGTAAAATGTTCCCTCCCGTCACTATCAGCTAACCGCTGACGGGGGTGGGATGAGACCTGACGAGGTAGGGGAGGCAGTAACCAAAGCGTTACGCCTCGAGGTTCAAAAAAAGGCTACCAAAATAATTGCGTTTAGTGTAATACTCAGCGAGGGTGGAATCAGACAGGTAAAAGTCACCACCGAGCAAACTCTGAAGTAAACAGGCACCATCAGCCCCGGCGAGTGCCGGACTAACTGAAGGCCCGTATGTTGCGAAAGATCGTGACTGCGGGCCTTTTTGCGTTTTGGAGCTGGAAATGGAAATGGGGAAACAGGATATACTGATGATAGCAGGCGGCGCAGTGGGCATCGTGGCTGGTGTGGCTGTGGTGCTCCTGTTGAGGATGGCGGGGGGGTTATTTTGAAGGGCTCGGTCGATTGCCACATCCCCAACGATAAATACCGCAAGGCTTACGAGTCGATGCGGAAGGCGTGTGGCTGCAAGATGGGTGAGAAGTGCCAGTGTCCTAGGTTCGTGCCGGTGAGCGAATACAAAACCACCGACCAGCGGGAAGCAGGGGCGGTGCGGTAATGGCTCGTAAACAGATTGACTACAGCAGGATGGAAGAGCCGTGGCGGGCTGGAATCCTGAGTGTCCTCCAGATAGCGGCCAACTACGAGCAAGAGACAGGGGTCGCAGTTTCCCACACAGCGGTCAATAGATATTTCAAAAACAACGGTATTCCCCGTGATTTGGCGGCCAAGATCAAAGCGAAGGCCGATGCGATAGTTTCAGCATCCGAAGTTTCAGGCGAAGTTTCAACGGTGACAGTTGAAACCGAGCGGAAGATCGTTGATGCCAATGCAATGACAGTTGCGGCCGTTCAGTTGTCGCACCGGTCAGACATTAAGCGGAGCCGGGGTCTGGTCAGCAAGCTACAGGATGAGCTGGAACACCAGACCTCTAACCAACCTGAATATGAGAAGTTGGGAGAGTTATTAGCTTCTCCTGACGGGAAGGGCGTTGATAAGGTGGGAGAGATTTACCGCAAGGCGATGTCCCTCCCGAGCCGGGTTGACACCATGAAGAAGCTGGCCGATACCCACAAGACACTGATTGGGTTGGAGAGGGAAGCGTTCAACATTAAATCAGCCGATGGCGGGGCAGACGAGAAGTTCACCGAGATAGTGCGGAGGATCGTAGGTTGACAGTCCTCACCATCGACACCCCGAAGGCATTTGCCCCGCTACTGACACCGGCGCGGTACAAGGGCGCGTATGGTGGCCGTGGTAGTTGCAAGAGCCGATTTTTCGCTAGTCTGATGATCGAAGAGAATATCCAGCGCAAGCAAGACAACGTTTGTCTCCGTGAAATTCAGCGGAGTTTGGAGTTCTCAGTCAAGAAGCTCCTTGAGAATACCATTCAGGGTATGAACGCCGGGGCTTACTTTGAGGTGCAAGACAGGCGCATTCTGTCCAAGCGCGGCGGGGTTATCATCTTTGAGGGGCTTCAGAATCACACGAGCGAGTCGATCAAATCCCTGGAAGGTTTTGCCCGGGCGTGGGTTGAAGAGGCCCAGAACTTGAGCCAATCGTCAATGGATCTACTGCGTCCTACCATCCGCGCCCCCAAGTCTGAACTGTGGTTTAGCTGGAACCCTAAACGAGCCACCGACCCGGTTGATGTGTTACTTAGGCAGAATACCCCGCCAGGCTCAGTTGTAATCGAAGCCAACTACCAAGATAATCCGTGGTTCCCAGAAGTTCTCCGGAAGGAAATGGAGTATGACCGGGGCCGAGATATCGACAAATACAACCATGTGTGGCTCGGCCAGTACGAATCCAGCGGCGAAGCCAGGGTATTTAAGAACTGGAAGGTTGAAGAGTTCGATTCTCCGGCCGAAGGGATCTACCGACTGGGGGCGGACTGGGGTTTTGCAAATGACCCGGCAGTATTGATTCGCGCCAGGATTGAGGGCAAGCGGCTCTATATCGACCATGAGGCGTATATGGTGGGCTGCGAGATTGACCAGCTTCCCGACCTGTTTGACATCGTGCCGGACAGCCGCAAGTGGTTCATCACCGCCGATTCAGCGCGGCCCGAGACGATTAGCTACATGAAGAAACATGGGTTCCCCAAGATTGCCCCGGCTGCGAAGGGAAAGGGAAGCATCGAGGACGGCATTGAATGGCTGAAGTCCTTTGACATCATCGTTCATCCCCGGTGTGAGCATACCATCCAGGAATTAACGTGCTACAGCTATAAGGTTGACCCTCTAACCCAGCGTGTTCTGCCGATACTGGCGGACAAAGACAACCACGTTATCGATTCGCTCCGGTATGGATGTGAGGGGGCGCGAAAGGCAACAGTATATAGTGACGCAGCGGCACCTTACATTGAAGCGTGGCACCCTGCCGACGCAGGAATGGGGATGCTCGGTTAGGAATAATAAGTATACGCGGTGGCAAACGGGCATTTCCGCCGTTCCGGGGTTGATTTAAGTAAAAAGTTAAATGCAGTAGAAACACGGGCCGTAAATGATTGACGAGATGCTTTCCGCAGAAGACCACGAATCAGCCGAGCGCGAAAAACTGCTGGCCATTGCCAAGCTGGATTCTCTCGGGCAAGCACTTGCTGAGAAGCGCAAGGAAGCGGTGGAGTTCCGCGAACGGTCTGGTATTGAGCAAATTTGGGAAGAAGACCAAGAGTATTACAACGGCGGCCCGGATTCTCCGCAGACGGTTATGGAGAAGCCTGCTACATCTGCCGGGCGAGTGACCGCCAAGAAGACCGATGATTCGCCCCTGTTCGTGAATATCACCCAGCCTTATTGTGACATGGCGTCTGCCCGTGTTTCCGACATGCTTTCCGGGGATCAGCCTTTCGGCCTCCTCCCCACACCGATGCCAGACCTCGAAGCGTACGCCAACAGTGAGGGAGTGCAAACCTTGGAAGATGGTACGCAAATTCCCTCCAGAGAACTTTACCAGCAGATCCAAACCAAAGCGGCGGAGATTGCGAGCCGCAGTGAACTAAGAATTTGGGATTGGCTTGTCGAGTCGCAATGGGACGCAGAAATTCGGAAGGTTATTGAGGACGCGGCTCGGATTGGAACCGGAGTGATGAAGGGGCCGGTGCCGTATCGGCGCAAGGTCAAGAAGGTCGTTAAAACCGAGGGAGTCAACCGGATTGAGGTTGACTACGACACCCAACCGCAGTCCAAGCGAATCGACGCTAACAACCTCTTTCCCGACCCTGCCTGTGGCGAAGACATCCACCGGGGCTCGTTCCTTTGGGAACGGGATTACTTGACCAGGAAACAGTTGGCGGATCTCAAGGGCGGCGAATACCTGGATGACCAGATTGATTTATGTATTAAGGAGGGCCCTGGCGGCGGCACAGACCCGAAAGACCGGGGCGACGAGAAGAAGAAAAGCGTGTTTGAGGTTTGGTACTACCACGGCGAGGCGACCGCTGACGATCTATTGGCGGCTGGCTGTGAATGTGAAGAGGGCGAGTGCACGGCCCGCGTTATCGTAACGATGGTGAACGACCGGGTAATAAAGGCGGCTATTTCCCCTTTAGATTCCGGCGAGTTCCCTTACGACATCCTCCCTTGGCAGCGTAGGGGCGGGAGCTGGGCGGGTACAGGTATAGCAAGACAGGTTAGAGCCCCGCAGCGGATGTTGAACTCGGCGACCATGACCATGTTGAATAATGCGGGGCTGTCGGCCCGAGGCATCTTGTTCTTGCGGCGAAGTGGAATAACCCCGGCTGATGGCGTGTGGACGCTGACCCCTGGCAAAATCTTCTGGGTTGACGATACTGCCGATAGTCGCAGGGTTGAAGACGCATTAAAGATTATAGAGATTCCTTCTCGACAAACAGAAATGGCGGCGATTATCCAGTACGCCCTGGATATGGCGGAGCGGCTGACCAATATGCCTTTAATGATGCAGGGGCAGCAGGGTGGGGCGACTGATACCGTTGGGGGGATGCAGATACTCCAAAGCAACGCTGGGGCAGTTCTTCGCAGAGTCGCCAAGCTGTTTGATGACAACATCATCGAGCCGCATGTCCGTCGCTACTATGAATGGCTACTGCTCTATGGCGATGACCCAGACGAAAAGGGTGATGCCCAGATTGACGCTCGTGGTTCGTCTGTAATGTTCGAGCGTGATGCCCAACATCAGTCAATTATACAGATGGCCGCTGCGGTTAAAGACCCAGCCTTTGGGATTGACCCTAATAAGTGGATTATCGAGGCATTCAAAGCCCAGGGGCTCGACCCTGCCCGGTTCCAGTACACTAAAGAAGAATTGGCAAAGAAGGCCCAAGAACAAGCGCAAGCCGTGCCGTCGGTTGACCCGCGTACTGCTGGCCAGTTGGAAGTTGCTAAGATCAGAACCGGCGGCGAGATGGAGAGAGCCAAGCTTACCCAGCAATCCGACATGGCTGAGTTGGAGTTAAGGGCGTCCGAGGCGCAGAAGCAACGCAACCACGACAAGGAAATGAAGGGCTTGGACTATCAGATCAAGCTCATGGAGTACGCGGAGAAGAGGGGGCTTGGGTTGGATGAAGCAAAGGCCAAGCTTACCGACACCGCAATGAAGCTGCGCACCCAGGTACAGTTGTCTGATAAGGTGGTTAAACAGGTAACTACGCCGCCTACTGAGCCTGCCGGTCTGGCCGATGACGGGAAGGCATATCAAGAATGAACATGACCAAGGCTGAAATAGATTCGCCGTTGTGGAAGAAGCTCCGTGCGTATTTTGAGGAGAAACTCCAGCGGCATCGTGAGTTGAACGACAACAGCACCTTGAATGATTTAGAAACGGCCAGGCTTCGCGGGAGAATCGCGGAGATCAAGGACGTATTAGTTTTAGACCGCCCTGACGCAGAAGCGCCGGGGCATATTTAAACAGTCGGCGCAAGTCAACTGAGAAGGGAGAAGAGGATGGCAGAGGGCGCGGAATTGGTGGAACAGGGAAAGGAGCTGACCGAGGCGGAACGTGAGTCATTGTTCCAGTCTGGGCTGGCCGTGGCTAAGGGGATTGTTGCCGACGCCACTGAGCCTGAAGGGGTGGGCGCAGAGCCTGAAGGGGTGGGCGCAGAGCCTGAAGGATCTACCGGAGATGACGGGGGTGCCCCCTCACCTGACCCGGTTGTTCTTGCTGGCCTGACTGAAACCCAACTGAAAGAGGCGCTGGCAAAAGCCAATCAGTACGATGCTCTCAGGGCCGAAATCGGCGGTGAACACCAGAAGATGTACGGCAAGTTCGGCGAAATCCAGAAGGAGATAAAGCGGCTCTCTGGGGGT